GCATAAGCCCGCGGCGATCCAGTTCAACAAGCACATCGCGCCGAAGATCATCACGCCCGAGCTGAACCAGGACGCGGACGCCTGGAAGTTCGGCTATCGTGTCGTCGGCATCACCGACGTCTACGACAACAAGCTCAAGGGCATCTACTACCACGCCGCCCCCGCGACCTGAGCCGGGGGAAAAACTGAAGATTGAAGACTGAAGACTGAAGAATGAATAATAGGTGCGCGGCCCGTTTGCTGCCGCCGGACAAAAGTATTTTTCATTTTTAAGTTTTCAGTTTTCAGTATTCATTGAGGCCAGGACGCGATGGCGTCCTGGCCTTACCTTTGGAGGACTTATGCTGACGTTTCAGGACTATGAACACGAGGGCCGGGGACTCATCCCCCGCGTCATCAGCGAGCACCGCGCGTCAGAGCTCTACCAGACGGCCATGATCGCGGACGAATACGACCGGCAGCGGAACACGACGATCTGCAACTATGTGCAGACGCTGTTCTCGCTGACCGGCTCCAGGGTGGTGGACTTCACGGCCACCAACTCGCGGATCGCGTCCAACTTCTTCAACCGTTTGAACACGCAGCGCTGCGCGTACTCGCTTGGTAACGGCGTCGCCTTTGCCGACGACGAAGAAGGGCGCGTCAAGGCCGCGCTCGGGCCTGCTTTCGACAAGCAGCTGAGCGACTGCGCCTATAACGCCCTGATCCACGGCCTGACGTTCGGCTTCTGGGACGTCGACAGGCTGTACAACTTCCCTGTCACGGAGTTTGCCCCGCTCTGGGACGAGAACACAGGCCGGCTGCGCGCCGGCGTGCGCTTCTGGCGCCTGGGCCCGGACAAGCCGGTCACGGCTACGCTGTATGAAGAGGACGGCTACACCACCCTCACCGGCAAGGACTACGGCGCGCTCGAGGTGGCTGAGGAAAAGCGCGGCTACCGCCAGCTGATCAGGATGAACCAGGCCGACGGCGCGCGCGTCGTGGGCTACGAGAACTACGGCAGCCTGCCTGTTGTCCCCTTCTGGGGCTCCAGGCTGCACCAGTCCACGCTTGTCGGCCTGCGCGAGGCCATCGACAGCTATGACCTGATCCGCAGCGGCTTCGCCAACGACCTGAGCGACTGCGCGCAGGTCTACTGGCTGCTCGAGAACTACGGCGGCATGGACGACACGCAGCTGAAGCGCTTCCGTGACCGGCTCAAGTTCCAGCATATCGCCGTGGCCGACACCAACGACGGCGGCAAGGTGACGCCATACACGCAGGAGATCCCCTACGAGGCCCGGGAAGCGTACCTGAAGCATATCCGCGAGGGCATCTATGAGGACTTCGGCGCGCTGGACGTGCACACGATCAGCGCCGCCAGCACCAACGACCATATCGACGCGGCCTACCAGCCGATGGATGAGCAGGCCGACCTCTTCGAGTACCAGTGCGCTGAGTTCATCCAGCAGATCTGCCGCCTGAACGGCATCGAGGACGCGCAGCCGCTCTTCAAGCGCACGCGCATCTCTAACCAGACCGAGCAGACCGAGATGGTCCTGAGCGCGGCCCAGTACCTCGATACGCGCACTATCCTGAAGCTGCTGCCCTTCGTCACGGTCGACCAGATCGATACGATCCTGGAGAACCTCGACCGCGAGGAGGGCCGCCGCCTGTCGGACGGTGAGCAGGCATGACCGATCCAGGTCAGGACTACGCGGATAAGAAGTTTGACGAGATTGTCAAACGCATCCACAAGGTCTATACCGCCGCCAACAGGGACATCGTCGAGCGCCTGGACGCGCACGCGAAGCGTATGCTCGTGGAAGACGAGCTGAAGCGCGGACGGGTCGAAGAGGGCACCATGACCGAAAAGGCCTATCGCAAGTGGCTGAATGGTCAGGTCTACCGCTCGAAGCTCTGGAAGGAGCAGACCGCGTCCATCACGTCCACCCTGCTCGACGCGAACCGCGCCGCCAACCGCATCATCGAAGGCGAACGCCGCGCCGTGTTCGGCGAGAATGCGAGCTACATGGGCTATCAGCTGGAGCGTGGCGCGGGCATGGACCTGTCCTTCACTGTCTACGACTCCGCAACGGTCACACGCCTGCTGCGCGATGACCCCGGCCTGCTCCCGAAAAAGACCGTCAACGGCCCTGTGGACCGGCGATGGAACGAGAAGAAGATTACCGCTATCGTGACGCGCGGCATCGTATCCGGCGCCTCGATCCCGGAGATCGCTGACATGCTCAAGGAAGAGCTTGGCAGCAGCAATGAGAAGGCCATGACCCGCTACGCGCGGACCGCCATGACAGGCGCGCAGAACGCGGGCCGCATGGAGGTGCTGCACGAGGCGCAGGCCATGGACATCAAGGTCAAAAAGGTCTGGCTCGCCACGCTCGACCACCGCACCAGGCCTGCGCACCAGCACCTCGACGGCCAGGTCCAGGACGTCGACGACCCTTTCGAGTCCGATCTGGGCCCGATCATGTACCCCGGAGACCCGGCGGCGGATGAGGCGAACACCTGGAACTGCCGCTGTACGCTGACCTACGAGTACGAGGAATACCCACGGGAGGCCGGCGGGCGTTACGACAACGAGGCCCGCGAGGATATCGAAGACATGACCTACGACGAATGGAAGGAGTGGGCCGGCTGATGGACATCAACTGGACCGTCATATCGAACCGCGCAGCCGTCAGCGCCGCGGTCAGTGAAGCGAAAAAGCGCGCGCTTGAGATTATCGGCGGCAAGGCCGAAAGCTACGCCAAGCAGCTCTGCCCGGTCAAGACCGGACGCCTGCGCGGCAGCATCACGCATGAGCAGGCGGATGACTCGACTGAGCTCGTGGGCTCCAACGTCCACTATGCGCCATACGTCGAGCTTGGCACCTACAAAATGAACGGCAAGGCCTATCTCCGGCCCGCGGTCGAGGGACACACAGCCGAATACCAGGCGGTCGTAGCCGCCGAGCTCAAGAAGATCTGAAGGAGGGACGTATGCTCTCCCGTATCTGTCATTATCTATACAACCGCTTCGAGACGGAGACCCGGACCGGCACCTGGACGGTGTCCGACGGTACCATCAGCGCTGACCTGAAAGAGGGCCAGCGCTTTTGGATATTGGGGTCTGATCTCAACGACGGCCTGTACACATACCACGCCACCGGCGTCATGGACGACGACGACCTGCTGCCCGCGCAGCTCCTCGACGAGACCTTCGACGGCGCGATCCTGCCCGCCGCGGTCCCGCGGGACCTGCTCGACCTGGCCGGTGAGATCCGCGATTGGGTCTCCAGCTACGGCGACCGCGTCGACAGCCCGTTCCAGTCCGAAAACGTCATCGGCGTCTATTCCTACTCGAAAGGCGCCAACGGAAGCGGCGCGTCCGGCTCTTCTGGTGTGACCACCTGGCAGTCGACCTTCGCTACCCGGCTCGCGCCGTGGAAAAGGACGGGATGGCTATGACGCTGATCGAGCGCATGATGGTTCCCTGCACGCGGCTATACAAGGCCGGGATCTCTGACGGCGCCTTCGGGCGCGCCAACACCTGGGCGCCAGCCGATAGCTTCATGGCCGCCATCATCCGCAAGGAGACGGACCGCCAGACCGAGGCCGACCGCCCGGACATGGAGGAACGCTACTGGGTCGTCGTGCCGACCGGCGTCAGCCTGGGCTTCCATGAGGCCTTCCGGCGCGACAGCGACGGCGCGTGCTTCCAGGTGCTGGGTGATACCCGCGACACTGAAGCGCCAGCCATGAGCAGCGTACAGATCGCGAAGGTCGAAGCGAGGAGGTGGAAGCCCGTATGACCAGCACAGCGCACAGCCTGTTCCAGTGGCTCAGCGCCTTCGGCTGGCCGGTCTACCAGGCCAACGACGTACCGGCAGACGCGGAGCTGCCCTACATCACCTGCTCTGTCTCCGAGCCTGAGCACGACCAGAAGGCGAGCTTCTATATCCAGTGCTGGGACCGTTCCAAGTCCAACAGCTCCGTCCTGGCCAAAGCGGATGAGATCGTCCGCGAGATCGGCGTCGGCCTGCGCGTGCGCCAGGACGGCGGCTGGCTGGTCCTCTGGCCGGAAAGCCCGCTGGTCCAGCTCATGCCGGACGGCGACGTCCGCAGCGCCTATATCAACCTGTCCATCAATGCATATCACTGTCCGGGCACCTGACCCGGAGAAAGGAGCACCTGAAATATGGCTGCACCCGGCTTGACTTCCCCCATCCGTTCAGCGGGCTTCGATAACCTGCAGCTGAACGCCGGCATCTTCCTCTGCAACTTTGACTACAGCGCCATCTCCTCCGCGTCGGCCCTGAAGACCGC